CGTTCATATTCTTCCTTACCGGCCATCTCTCTGGCCTTAATTTGCATCTCGTTTTGTTGCTTTACAGTCTCAAATTCAGCTTTCATCTGCGCTATTTGCATGTCTGCCTGCGTCTTGGCCTGCTGCATTTGCATGTCAAACTCAGCACGGGCTTGCGCCATTTGCATCTCTGCTTGCAGCTTCATCTGGTCTGACTGCACTTGCGCTTGCGTCTTCATTTGCTCAGACTGCGCCAGGGCTTGCATCTTGATTTGCTCCGGATCGGGCGCTGGCTGTTGCTGAGCCGCTTGGTCTGCCTTGTCTTGCAGCGCCTTCATAGCCCGTTCAACAGCCGATTCCAGCCCCCTGCCAGCCTTAAACCGGCGCACTAGAAACAGCAGCATTTCTGAGGCCATTGGCAGCGTTTCAGGCGCAGAGCCTACCATTGGCATGGCCTCACGCAAGAACAGCCCAATAGCCTGAACAGCCTCTTGTGCGCCCTGTTTCTCTGCCTGCTCGTCAATCTGAGCCAAGCTGTCAGCCTCGACTGCAATGTGGAAGTCGCGGATCGTGCTGTTTGACAGCATCTGGATCGCAGCTTGCAGCATTTGCGGGTCTTGACCATCTGGCGTATTCATTACGCCCGACATTTCAACAATCAGCTCAGGCGGGTAAAACTTACAGATAACTTGCGCTTTGAGCTTAAAGATGTCTGTGGCAAACCGAGCCACTTCGCCCTGGCTGCTTCTTAGTCGCAGTGAGCCAAAGTTAGCCTTGAGCTGCTGTGCGCCCAAAGTCTCTTGCGCCTTAGATGCGCCGCGCAGAATATCCGAAATGCCCATGATTTCGTAGATAGACTGCTTGACTTGCTCCCGCGCCGCATACAACTCGCGCAGCGTGATGATGATCTGCGAGGTGTCCATCATGTCGATAGCACCCTTCAGTCCACCCTTCTCGCTCATTGCCGCCCAGCTTGTCACAGGGAACATCTTGTTGTCAATGCCCTCTGTAAACAGGCGACCCAGCTCCTTAAACTCAGCGTTAAACACACCAACCACCTTGCAGGCTTTGGTCAGCATGTAGATGCGCTGCGTCAGGTTGTCTAGCTCTTGCGCTTGGTCTTCGTATTCGCAGTAGTCAGGAACAGGGATCATCGTCCCCGTGGTTGTCGTAGCAATCAGGGGTTTAGGACAAGGAAAAAAGCCTTCTAGCTCAAGCGGATCATCACGCTCATCAAGGGACAAGGGATAACCCTTAGCAACCCAGCACACCTTAAAAGTGCGCTTGTTCCAGATTTCAAAAACCTTGGCCTTTTTCTCAAAGGTGGTCTTGACTGTCTGCTGGTTCTTGCCATCGTCATCAGTGTTCTGGTCAGTCAGGCCGACATTCTTAAACACATCGCCAAAACGCTCCACACCCTCATCGCGGGTCATGTAGACGGCACGGGCTACCCACCAAACCTCATCCCATGTACGGGCTGGGCTGTGCAGAAAGTCGCTCCAATAAACATAATCCACAGGGCTGTGGGCAGCGTCAATCGACTCGCCCGACTCTTGAACATTGGAGACTTGCGGTTCTTCAGCTTCCCCAAGCTCGACTTCGACTTCGGGCGCTGGCTGGCCTACGATTACAGGCTCGTAACGAATCCAAACTGTGCCTCGACCTGGCAACAGCCGGTCTTGCACAGCGTTGACCATTGCGCTGTCAAAGTCGTTAAATTGGGTTGTTTCATACTCGATCACGCGCTCCAGCATGGTGGAGGCCAAGCGTCCTACAGGGTCTTGATCCATGTATCGGCGTGATACTTCAGGCTTGGCTTGCCGCCCATACAGGGCAGGCATGAGCACTTGAATGTTTGACCACAGGATGTTGAACTTCATCCTTGGCATCTCTACCGCATCGCGCTCATCGCGGTAGCGCTTGATGATCTTATGGCCTCGCCTGTCCCACTTGTCAAAGACCTTTTCAGCGTTTGCTATCTGGTCGTGCCAATACGGGCCAGGGTCTTCGCCCTCGTAAGCGCCGGTGTCTTCGTATGCCATCAGAAGCCAGCAGCAAAGAAGAACGTTACATTAAGCGCAGTGCCAGCAATAGTTGCATGCAGGCTTGTGCCGACATTGGCTGGGAATGGATGGAATCCAATTGTGGGAGTGATCGTGCCACTCATTACAGTGCCGCCTGACCCGCCATCTTTAAGCACCAATGTGCCTATTGTGGTGCTGTTGACATAGAACCCAATGAGCTGGCATGGGCCTGTGGTCACTGCGCCTGTTTCGGTGATGTTTTTGTATGCACCGCATTCTGCTACTGGCTGGCTCATATTCGCTCCTGTTTGTGAGTAGTCTCAAAGTCCCACATCTCATCGAGAGTAATGGTTTGCAGGGTTTTGCCTTTAGGTGGCGCTTGGTCTTTGTTCTCTTGCCGGTAGGCCACTGCTAACATTCTAAACGCATCTGCTGGATGTGAGCACCAGTCATGACGGGGATTTTGCCTAAAAGTCTTCTTATCCTCATCATATTCCCTTTGGTACTGTCTGAGTGCCTCCAGCCCCTCATCGCAAGAAGGGTCAAAATAGCACTTGGGCAAGATCAAACGCACCGCTTGAATGCCGTCTTGAATGCCAATGTCAGGCACGATTGCCAGCTTTTCCATACCCAAGTGCGCTGCCAGTTGCTCAACAATCGATTTGCCGCCTGATGCCAGCGTCTTGGCCCTAGCGTCATGGGGCAAATAGTGCTTGGTGTAGCGGTAGCCCTTGCCAATGACCATAATCGCAATTTCTTCAATGCTTGCGCCTGAGACTGCGTAGTAGTCCATGACCCTGATCTCGCCCCTGACCACCTGATAGAACCAGACCGCCGTGTCATCCCGATAACCCAAATCCCATGCGGTAAACACTGGCGATTCAGGATCAAAGGGTAAATCCCTAATTCGGCCTTCCGCATCAGCTAGCCGCATCTCTTGGCCGTAGTAAGCGCCCAAAATAGCAGCATCAAAGCTGCACTCATATTCTTGGTCGTATTGGTCTTGGCTGACCTGTTCCCGTGCATCCTTCAGCTCAGAGTCAGGCAGCAGCTTGGATATTGAGGCTGGCAGGCGGGTCAAAAACCAGCCTGGCGTTGATTGGCTGACTTTGTAAATGTCATGGAACTGGTTTTTGCCTTTGGGAGTGCCGCCAAACACCGCCCAGCCTAGCCGGTCTGACAGTGTTGGCCGTATGACATTGCCCCAAACGCTGGGTCTGAAGTCGCCATATTCGTCAAGATAAACCCCATTAAAGCCCAGCCCCCGCATGGCATCAGCGTTGTCAGCGCCAAACAGCATGATCTTTGACCCGTTGACCAGCTCTACCAGCAAGTCAGCTTCGTTGGTGTTTTTGGTGATTGGGCCTGCGTAATGCTTGAGGTAGTCCCATGCCACCCGCTTGGCCTGACTACGGAACGGGGCAATGTAGGCGTATTGAGCCATCCTGTTGCCTTCAGTAATTGCCCGTTTGATGATGTCGTTGATGGCTGCGACTGTCTTGCCAGCCCTTCGGTGAGCCACTAAACAGGCCCATCGCTCCGTTCTATGGTGGAACGGCATGAATGCGTCCCGTGGGCTGTAAGGAAGGACTACTTCCCGTTTGCCCATGTGACCACCATTTCAATTGGGCCGTCATCTGCGCCAGTGTGCTCTGTCCTTGCCAGCTTAGGGACATGGTACTCAATCACAGACTGAAACAGCTCAAAAGCCTTGGCTGGGTTTGGCTTAACATCATTGGCTGGATCGCCGTTAGCGACTGCATCAAGCCATTGGGCTAGTCTAGGTGCGTTATCGTCAACAAACAGCGCTATGGCCTCTCTAGCCTGTGCTGTGACCTTGTTTGGCGTTCCCGCTACTCGCCCACCGGCTTTTTTCCTACTATTGGCTACTTTAGTTATGTCTGTAGTCATTTGGCACTCTTTTCTGCATTGCGCTCCAGAATTGTTAAGTTCTTTTCCTCGCCAGGGAAAGTAACAAAGTTGCGTGTGCCTCTGCCCTCGGCGCGTGATGCTTCGTCAAGGTACTTGATTCCAGGGATGCCAGCTTGACGCAATGCCTCAGACACTTGGGCAGCAGAAGTCGGTGAATTGCCACCAAGATAGCCAATGACCCTGCCAGCACCACCCTCAGCCTCACCAAACTCTGCAATCCGATCCAGCCATTTTTTTCTAAAATTCTCTGGCGTTGCACCCTTTACTTGCAATCCAATTGGCACACCATCAGGTGAAACATAGGACATAAAACCACCTTCAGGCGCAACTCGCAACTTCAATCCCATTGCCTCTGGAGTCAATGCCTTCATTATTTCTGGCTGCTTACTCAGTGGCTTATCGTAATCTAGCATCTTAGGAATCATTGCATCTGGTAGGTCTACTTTGTAAAGGCTGCCTTCATTCATTGATCCTTTGTTTCCAATGCTTTTTAAGAATTCTGACGCAGATTTACGGCGTGAGGCTATTGCATCTGCTGCTAATCCAAAATCACCATTGTTATTTTTAAGCGCGTGTAACATCACATCAACATCACCTCTGTCAAAGCCATAATCAATTAACTTTGCTTTGTTTATGACAGTGCCATTAGGACTAAGAAATGTATTTTTTGACAATGTTTTTGCATAACCACCAGCCACTGCTGGATTTTCAGCCGTATAAATTCCAAACCCATAAGCCTGCGCTCCCTCACCAGTGCCAATTTTGGACGCATCAAACTCGCCAAGTGGGTTGCGCTCTGTTGGCGGCAATGTGTGTGGTGTGCCGTGGTAGACATCAAGGGTGGGCATCAAACCGCGCCGCATCAGGAAATCTTCAGCCATGTTTGAGGCTGTCGGACCAAGCGCTTGAACCCCTGCTTTTGCCGCCCTAACTGCTGGCGCTGGGTTTAACGGGACAAACGATGCCGCTTGGCCTGCTACTTCACCAGCTTTGGATGTTGGCTTCAATGGCAGCGTTTTAAGGAATTGCTCTGTATCAGGGTACTTGTCTTGGCCCATCACGCCCTGCATGGCTAATTGAACAGCCCTAACAGGCGTAAAAGCGCTGGGTTGGTTAACAACATCGCCAAACATCCCCAACAGGCCAGCCGTGCGCCCTCGCATCACATCTACGGGCAAATTGGCAGCGTCTTGCGGGTTGCCGGTGTTGCCCCTGAAAGCCTTGGGGTACATGCCAAACGCTGGGCTTAACGCTTGGGCAAGTTCTTGCTCCGTTGCCATTTCAACTCCTTGGCGTGTATTTGCCTGCGTTAATCTTGCCTAACATGCCTTCGCCGTATTTTCTGACTGCTGCTTTTTTAATGACAAATTCACCGCCCTGTAAAGCGCCATAGCCATCATCTGGGCCTTGTGGGTCTGGGCCAGTAAGCTGGTTTTTGTTAACCCTGCCGCCCTTAGCGTATTGCCCTTCACCAAAGCTGCTGCTACCAGCGCTATCACTGTAGCCACCATAACCGCCGCCGTCTCCACCAGTGTTTTGGTCTGCAACACTTTGGGCTTGCGCTGCTGATGTATCTGCGTTAAGCGCATCCTGCATTGATTGCATAGACTGAGCGTTTTGGGCTGGCGCGTTCATGTCGGCAATTTCACTGGCACGGAAACCCTCTTTTGCACCTTGGTAGGCTGTCGGGTCTACACCCCTAGAGACTAAACCTTGTTCACTGACAAAGTTGGGAGCAGCTAAATTTTGGATCTGCCCCATTGATGTTAGGCCAAACGCTTGCTGACCCAATTGAGTTATGCCTGCCATTGTGGGGTTTGCAGCGTAATAACCCGCCTTGTCTGCATTGGAAAGAGCCGACCAGCCTGGGTTTGGATCAGCATACCCGCCGCCGCCTTCTGGTGTTTCAGGCAAACCATAGCTAATTAACTTTGTGGTGTTGCCAAGCAAAGACGGCTGGCTTTGACCCATAGGCAAGTTTTTTAAATAGCTTGGATCGTATGGGTTTAACGCTAATGCAAGTTGTTGTTCAGTCGCCATCTTGCTCTTTCATGTTGATGAGGCCGTTTAGCATTCTGCTTTTAGTGCTGTGCCAAGGCTTGCTGTGGTCGCAGTCTTTGTAGTGGAAAAACTCCGGTATGCCCAGAGTGTAGTGCGCTATCTTGGCATTGGGGTTGTCTTGCTCACCCACCAGCACATTCCATTGTTTAGGCAGCTCACCAATTAGGGAGTCGGGCAGCCAGGTAAACCGATGCAAGTCACTGCCGCTGTGGTCATCAATGTAGTCTGGGGTTAACACATTGTTCCGAGGATGCTCACAATTCCACAGGATCAGGCTTGACCAGTTCTTTCTAGGGTAGTCCTCGTTCTTGGCCTCCATAGGCGTGTTAATGTACTTTTTGGGGTGCTTGGTCTTGTAGTCGTGTTTAACGACCTGTACGGCTTTTGTGGGGTCAAATAGCTTGTTCAGCTCATCTATGTCGCCCAGCATCAGCATATCTGAGGCATCCATGAAGATTGCCTTGCCCTTAAACCCTGTGAAGTACGGAACTAAGAATCTTTGATAAATGAAGGCGTTTGTGCCGTCCCGCTGTTTGCCGTAGAAAGGCGTGATCGCTACTGGCTCTTTGGTTCGTTCAATCAGGCTTTGACAAAACACATGAAAGCCAACAGCCTCCCTTGGGTCGTAGCCTGCAAAGATGCGGATCATTTCAGTGTTAACTTGTACAGTGTCGAGTCGATCAGCGCAGCGATCTCATCAATGATGTTCTGTAGCTGGCTGTCATCTGGCATTGCTTTTCTGTTTTTCTCTACATAGTCGCAAATGCTCTCAAGGTAGCGCACAGGGTCTTTAGCGTTGTGGAAGTTCTCTGGGAAAGTCTTGATCTTCTGGTACGCCCCAGAGTAAGCCTCTGCAAAGTTGTCCACCAGCTCAATGATTTCTGTGTAGTAGCCACCTAAAGCCATGTGAACAGCAAAGGAGTCTGTGGATAAGTGCATGAAATGTGTGACTGTCCCACTGTGCAGCAGAGTGGAAATGAAGTCAGCAACATCTTTATCTTGAGCAGCCATGATGAATTCTCCTTGTTTTATTTTAGCATTTCCCATAGGACAAGCCAAGCGGATGATATCCCCGACTTCAGCCATCTTATTCAGACTACTGCACCCATAAGGTCTAGGTTAGATTTCCAGAGCGCCCTCATATCGTTGGGCTAGCCGTCACATCACCACGTTTGCTCTGTTCCTGTGATACCCCTAGCAAGTTCACGCGCTGGCTTGTCAGTAAGCGCATCGCTTCACTCGATAGCCACCGCGACATGGGTGCATTGTTTCGTCATCAGCAATCGGCACTGGACGCAGAAAAGCCACTTTCTACTGCGTTCTGATGCGGCAACATCAGCCCCTTACGGGTAACGCATGAGAAAGTGGCCTCATGGTGTCCGGTGTTGCCGCACTTGACAAGAGCATCATACATCAGCCGGTAAAGGAATGTCAACAGGCCAAACAGATCGCAAAGAATTAACAGTCTTGCTGTGGGCTTTCTGCCACTTTTCCATTCTTTCTTCTTTGCTTAACTTTGATCCTTGGTCAATCTCATAGTGGCATCTAAGGCACAGGGCAGCGACCAGGTTGTCATCAGCCTTAATGCCCCTGCCTTTGTGACCGCCCCAATTGGTGTGGGCAGCTTGCACCATCTCACCAGACCCGCAAGATTGGCAGTCCAGACCGACCACCAGCTTTAGCAGCTTCTTGCTTCTGATGTACTTGTGCTTTATCACCTGTGCGCCCCGTCCTGTGTTCGATTGGTGGCCTCACGGCTGCGCCAGATTTCAATGTCAAGCCTTGCTGCCTCAATCTCCCATTTAAGGGTTTCTTCCTTTTCTACAGCCAGCGCCAAACCTTTGATGAGCTGCACATATTCAGGGTCAGCATAAGCCTCACGCTCCTGTGCGTTTGCAGCCTCTACACCAGACTTTAAAGAGTCCTTCATCAGCATTGCCTTTTTAGACTTGCGAAACTCCTCAAGGTAGACCCGCTGGGCTTTGGCCTCGCCGTAGAGTGGTGCTCGATCCCTGATTGACTGTGCTGCGTCTTCGGGAATCAAGTCTTTTCCTCAATCGTGTAAAACCAATCATCACCGGCTGACCACTTGCGTGTGCCGTCTACAGTCCACAAGTTTTTAGCAGCTTGGAAGTCAGGAAACTTTGTCTCAGCAGGGATCAAGCTCTGGTCGTACCATAGGCATCTGTTATTGGGCTGGCAGGCAAATTGGCCGCAGTCTAGCTTGATCCAGTTAAACGACTTGTGTTCTTCAGCTTGCTCTGTAAAGCCTGTGTCAACTTCCATGCCGTCAGCGCAGAAGTCCACTGTGAACATGTACTGCCCAAAGTGCCACTTCTTATCTTTGCCAAGAAACTTAACACCCAAATTGCGTAGCCCGATCTTTTCCACAATGGTGAACTTGTAGCCCATGCAGTCCCACAACTGGAGTGTGTCAATAGGCAGGTTGCCAGCGTCTGCATGCCACACATACGCATGGATGGGCAGCTTGTCGTACAAAGCGCCGTAGGCCGGTAACAGCGACTCAATGCGAAACACCTGGCCGCGCAGGGCTTTTAAGCTGACCCAGATGGCAGGCTCTAGCTCCCCGTGGCCCTTAGCGAAGTTGTACAAAAATTCACGCTTAACAAAACACTTAACAGGCGGCAGTGATGCCACGATATAGCTCATTGAATCTCCTTTATTCCAACATCAACACCCGCATTAGCTGCAAAAACCTTAGTTACATGGGCATCCACGATTTGCGTGTCATCCATGTAAACAATCCCGTTCATGGCATCACAGATAGATTTCGCCACATTGTCCCAATCAGGCTTCTTTGTTGGGCGCTCCAGACCGCTTAAACAGGCTTCTGTGCGCTTTTTGGAGTACGACTTAGGCACTGCCAGCTTAATGTAGATATAAACCGCCACAGCGCCTTGTAACGGGGCTAAATCAACCATTGCAATGTTGGCGTGAAACCTGACCAAATCTTCGTAACTGGTGGTCTTTTTGTCCGTGTAGGTCTGCACAAAGTTGCCGCGCCGTGCAAATTTAGGCCGTCCCTTGCCGTGGGGATCGCCTGGCACTTCAAATGTGACCACGTTGCCTGTTCATTTCATCGCGCAATTCATCAAACGCCGACTGCCCACGAATCCGCGCTATGTCGTATGACACCTTGCGCCACCACAAATGGGCTGCGTTTGCCCCCGACTCTCTGGCCTTCTGCCTGTGCCGTTTGATCCATTCCCTCGCCTCGCACTCCAGCATGTGGTTCATCAATGTCCCCTGTCAATACCAGTGCCTGATTAATGATGTGCAACGGGTAGCGTTTACCCTCCCGAGCCTTGTCCAAAATCTGAGTAGCTGTGAAATGGTTCATTTAAACCACTCCGGTTGCATGACCTGTAGCTGGTAGAGCCTGCCATTGGGCAGCTTTTTCCAGTGCGTCACAGCAGCCCTAGACACCCCCAGCAGCCGCGCCAGCTTTGCCTTGCTGCCAGCCTTGGCAATGGCGTTGTGCAGCGCCGCCTGTTGTTGTTCAGTGATTAATTTCATCCCGCTGATTGTATAGATTTCTAAGCAATGTGCAATAGCTAATGCCTATAGGAATTGCCAAGCCTATAAAAATATTTGTGGCAAAAGACTTTACATCTGTTAATTTATCTATACAATCCATAGCAATCCCACTACTTCGGTGGGTCTTTTTGGAGCAAACGACATGAACAAATATTTCACAAACAAAGAATTCCGCATTGGTTTTGATGCAGCAGCATTGTGTGAGTCTTGCGACAAATCTAAATCTAAGGATTGGATTGAGGGCTGGAACTATTACCAAGACAAAATTACTGCAAGCGAAACAGCTTGCTGGTTTTGAGAGTAGTTAACCAATCAACCAAACGGGGCTACGGCCCTATTTTTAACAAGTTTTTGGAGCAAGTATGAACATTCACTTTGACGAAATTATTGAAGGCTTCCGCTTTACCGGCCTTGCCGAGCTAGAGCCTGCTGAGCCAGCCACAGACATTGACCCCGCCTGGCCTGCCATCGTTACAGTCTACGCCCTGCATCTGGACGAATCGCACAAAGACTGCCTTGAGATCATCAACCCCGCTATTGTGCAGCGCATCGAACAGATGATTTTGGAGGGTCTATGAACCCATCAGACCGCGCAGATGCTGCGCTTGACTTCTTGCTTGCCCTCATTATTGGCGTTGCACTGGCCGCTGTTCTGTTCTTCTGGTGGTCATCATGAATGCCGAGCAAATCATCCAAGCTGCTGAAAGCGGCAGCAAGTGCAGCGCTGACCCGCTTGTCAGGTGCGCTTACCAAGTGGGCTTTTTACGGCATAGCGTACATGAGCTGTGCCAAGTCATTGAAGACCAGCGCCGCCATCTACAAATTGCCACTGAAGAATTGCAGCTTTTGCAACAAGAATTAACTTGAAAGAAACCATGAAAAACATTGCAACCGCCTTAGTACAGGCACAAAAGGCTTTTGGCCCAGCCCTCAAAAGCGCCACAAACCCGCACTTCCGTAGCAAGTACGCAGACCTTGCCGCTTGCGTTGATGCTGTTATGAGCAGCCTTAACGCCGCTGGCATAGCCCTGATCCAAAAATGCTACGACTGCGACAACGGGGTGATGGTGGAAACAGTCTTTGTCCACGAATCTGGTGAAACGCTGGAGTGCGGCATTCTCCATGTGCCAGCAAGCAAGCAAGACCCACAAGGCTACGGCAGCGCACTCACATACGCAAGGCGCTACAGCCTCATGGCAGCTTGCGGCATCGCACCCGAGGATGATGATGGCAATGCCGGTAGCCGCCGCACCGAGATCAGGACAGTGGACGGGCTAACAGACCATATCAGCGCCATTAATGCAGCCGCTGATGAGCCAGCGTTAATCAAGGCTTTTAAAGAAGGCTACGCTGCTTGCAAGGGTGATGAAGCCTGGCAAAACACAATCATCAAGGCCAAGGATGCCATGAAAAAGAAATTGGGAGCAGTCTAATGGATCAGCGCACACCCGAATGGTTTGCCGCCCGATTGGGCAAGGTAACCGCCAGCCGCATCAGCGACATCATTAGCAAAACTCAGTCAGGCTATTCAGCCAGCCGCGCCAACTACATGGCGCTGTTGATATGCGAAAGGCTGACCGGCGCTGCTGCCGAGTCGTACAGCAATGCTGCAATGCAGCACGGCACAGACACTGAGCCAATGGCGTTGTCTGCGTATGAGGCCGCACAAGGCGTTTTGGTGCAAGCTGAAGGCTTTGTCACCCATCCGTCAATTGAGCAGTCTGGGGCTTCTCCTGATGGCTTGGTGGGCGACTCTGGATTGATTGAGATTAAGTGTCCTAACACTGCCACCCACTTGGATACCTTGCTGGGCAAAAAGATGCCGACAAAGCACCGGCCACAAGTCCAGTGGCAGATGGCCTGCACTGGACGGCACTGGTGCGATTTTGTCAGCTATGACCCGCGACTGCCAGAGCGACTGCAAATGTTTGTGGTGCGCGAGGTCTACGATCCTGTCTATGTGGCAGGGCTGGAAACTGAAGTGGTTAAATTTCTTGGCGAGATGGAAAGCAAAATTAAGGAACTTGAAAAATTATGAAATACGACATTAAATTTGCCGCCCGTGAGTACGAAGTGCAAGGGCAAAAAAAGACTTACTGGACTACGCACGGCACTGTTTGGGCTGAGAATGGCAAGATGAAAATTAAGCTGGACAGCGTTCCCACCCCGTTTGACGGATGGTTTCAATGCTTTGAGCAAAAGACAGATGCGCCAGCTTCATTCTCTGCGCCGCCTGTTGCCCGTCCTGTTCGCACTGACAGCGGTTTTGATGACATGAAAGACGATATACCTTTTAATTAGAACGGGTCTATAATGGTTGCTCCAAAGTCACTGGGGTTCAACATGATTCGTTCTAAAGAGTGTTTTAAGTGCAAAGCCGTTAGGCCATTGGAGGAGTTTTACAAGCACCCCCAAATGCCTGACGGCCATGTCAACAAATGCAAGGAGTGCAACAAAAATGATGTCACAGCCAATAGAAGTAAAAATCTACAAAAAATTCGTGCTTATGATCGTGAAAGAGCAAAAAGCCCTGAAAGGGCAAAAGCAGCTCAAGCTATTGCAAAAGCATGGAGACAAGTCGACAGTCGCCGCACTAGAGCACATAACGCAGTCACCAGAGCCGTTAGGAAAGGCACTCTTGTTCGTTGCCCGTGTGTTCGATGCGGAGAAGTTAAATCTCTGGCTCATCATGAAGATTACGACAAGCCTTTGGATGTTGTTTGGCTTTGCCAACCATGCCACAAGACCCGTCATAAGGAATTAATTTTTGGGGCAGCGCTGTGCTTCCCGCAGTTGCCTGGCGCGTAAGCCCCCTTCTTTTTTAAGGCACATCATGGACTACAAAGACTTTTTCAAAAACATCATTCCAGCGGGTCAGTTTGGACGGGCGCGTACCAGTGACCCAGCAACATCACATGAGGCGGCAGCATCCATCACAGATGTCAGCTCTCACTACGCTCAAATCTTGGAAGCGCTTTCTACAATTGGGCCTTTGGGCAAGGATGGCATCTCGTTTTACTCACGGCTTGACCCTAACCAGATTGCTAGGCGTTTGAACGAAATGCAGAAACTTGGCCTGATCCGTCTAACCGGCAAAACAGTGAAGTCAAATTCCAATCGCCAAGAAAGAGAGTGGACACTGTGAAATTGCCCAAATTGCTTGAAGTTTTTAAGGTGCTGACCCCAGCCCAAGCTGTTGCGTTAGAGCTTAAAGAGGCAGAATTTGCTTTGCTACGGGCTGAAACTGGCGTTGAATACGCGCAAGCGCTGGTGGTCTACAACCGCAACCGAATTAAGCGCCTTAAAGCCTATACGGAGGCCACATGACTACAGAAACAGGTGGGGCAGCGTTTCCCACAAGGCATAACGGCACAGGCATGACCAAACGCGACTTTTTTGCGGCATCTTTTATCAGCTCTGGTACTGTGTTTAAGCAGGTATCTTCAGGCCGCACGCCGGATGAGGTGGCCGCGCAAGCATACGCATTGGCAGACGCCATGCTGAAAGCGAGGCAAGCATGAATTGCTGTGATGGGCCTTGCCACCAAGGGGCAGACTGCCCTGTTCGCAAGGTTAAGCCTTGGCCTGCCGTCCCTGCCGACATTGAGCCGGTGTCAGAAGTGTGGCAAACAGTGGGCAGCGTTGTCGTTGGCTTTGTGCTGGTGGCGCTGATGGTAGTCTGTTTGCTGCTGTTCTTTACAGGGCTTTGGATATGGAGTTTGCTGATATGACACAAGAAGACATCAACATGAGCAAACTTACACGGGATCAAGCCGCAATCATTGGCCTCTACACGGGCGTCTCAGCAGGGCCTTTTGAGGACGTACAAAAACTTGCTGAAGACTTGCTTAAGCGACCAGTGTTCACGCATGAACTTGCAAATCAAAATTTGTGCGAAAAGCTTAAAGAGCTTGTCAAACCTCAATTCATTCAGCTTTGCGCGGAGAAGAACACATGATTGACGATGACGATGACGACGACACACAGGTCTACAAGCGCCCGTGGGTCGGGCTGACGGATGAGGAGTTTCATGATTTGCAGATAAAACACATTGATGACCCGTGGGCCAACTTTAAAGCCATTGAAGACAAGTTACGGGAGAAAAACGCTTGAATTGCCCAATTTGTGAAGGTAAAGTTTGGAGCACTGTGGAAGACACAAGAGCCAAAGAAGGCTTTACACTACGCCGCCGACAGTGCGGCAATGGACACAAATTCACAACGGAAGAACATGTCAAACTTCAGAACGTGGTCGCAAGAAAGCCTAGCGGAGTTCGCGCAGCAAGCAAACGAAAAGATGATCCAGCAGAATGACCGGATTGAACATCTTCAGTGCGACCTGAAAGACGCTATTGCTGCCTACCGCAAACTTATGCGAAAGGGCGAGTCCCCGCCCGATCAATAATTAGCGCTTGTCTGCGAGGCTTGTCACTGATGCTGATGTGTGTCCATGCGTCAAACTCACGGATGATCTGATCGTAAGGCAAGCCAGCCGCAATGATTGCCCTCACCACAGCGTCAGGGGTCATGCCTGGCACTTTAAAGTCAGCAGCGCAACCCGTCCGGTGCTGGCTTGTGTCTTTGCTACCTACAGAGTCGTTGACTTGCTTTGACCGGAAAGCGCTGTTAATCATGATTGGCTTGCCGTCTAGCGCTTCTTTGACCCGTTCCAAAAACTCAGCCAGCTTTTGCAGATTGGCAGTCTCAGCCTCGTTTGGCGTGTTGTCAAACTGCCTGTGGCTAGTGGCCGTCAGCTCTGCCAGCGTAAAGTGCGGAGTCATTTCTTATTCCTTGCAGATATCGCCTTTGCTGTTTGTCTAGCATCTTCCTTGGAAGAAGCACCCCATGCCTTTAGCGATAAAGCTAAACGGGTGGGTTCTCCGTTCTTTTCCATAGGACCAGGCATTGCGCCCATACGGGCTAAAAAGGATGCTCTGCGAGGGTTGTCGCCGCTTTTCACCGGAGGCTTGAGGTTCATGCCATCTGCCTTTGCCGAGGCGCGGCCCTTGGCGTTTAAACCGCCTTCAGGGTTCTTACCTTCCTTGCGTTGCCAAGCCGCACTCATTTCTTTTTCTCAGGCTTTGCAGTCTTGGCAGCTTGCTTGAAGTCTTTGGCAGTTGGTGCGCCCTCAGTGCCAGGCTTTCGCATTGTCTCGCCAGAACCTGCGGCAATTCTTGCCCTTTTGTCTTGGATATTTTTGTAAAGTCCATCTAATTTCATGTCATCTCCTTCATTTAATTGCAGGGGCTTTAGAAAGCAAATCTGTCTTAGCTTGTGAGCCAGCAGATGAGCCAAAATAGTAAGCAATGATGCCTGTCCAAGCAGTGCCAAGTGACCCCAGCATCATCAGAATCGCTGGGTTGCCGCTATCAACCTTGCCAAACAGCATCATGCCAAGGATACCAAAAAAGCCAACAGTGACAATTGCAGCCAGCGCAGGCGGCACGATTGATCTTGTTGCTGCTTGCATGTCACGCGCAGACTTGCGATCTTCTACGGACAGCTTTTCAAAGTTTAGGCCAAGCTCTTGCGCTTGCTTTTGCAGCTCAATCTCCGCAATCTTGACTTGAGCAATTTGCTCTGCTGACAGCTTGTTGTTGGAGATCAGGTCGCCCACCTTGTCAGGGTCAACACCGATGGCCTTAGAGATGGCAGACACAGCCATCCCAGCCAGTGGCCCTCCAAGCGCCGTGGCAATTGTGGGCGCAATTTGTTTTAGCCAATCCATTATTGTTTACTCCTAGATAGCATTGTTGCTGCAATTTGTAACATGGCGCGGGTGCTATCCATGTCTGCTGGCTCTGCTGCCCAGCCGACTGTGATCTGTCCCACAAACCGGCCAGGCTCAGGAGGCACTGAAATGCGGCATGTGTAGGCTACACCCCGTGCAATATACCAAAGCCCCATTTCACTTTGTGCAGAACGATATTCTCCACATGGAATCTCGTTTGCCATCAGCTTCACTACATCACTGTTGTTGGCAGCGTTCTGGGTAAACAGGCCAACATCCAGCCCGTCATTGGTCTTGTCCCTGCCGTTTTTGCCATAAGCGCGATACAAGACGCGAGTGCCAAACATACTGTTGACTTTGAAGACCGCCACCACCAGCGCACCAGACTGCTTAAACAGATGCGCTGCTGCGTCCTCAACTCTATCTTCTGCAATGGACGGAATCTTTTTAGACTCCTTGTAAGCGCCAATCAGCAGCTCTTGGTTTTGGTAGACAAAGTACCCGCTAAAGGTAAGCACTGCCATCAGCACCATTGCAAACAAACGGAACGGGCTGGACACATAGGCCAGCACCTTGTCAACCATGCTTAAATGTTCAGCGCTCATCTTTGTTGCCCAAGGATGCCAAGGGTGAAATAAAGGATAGCGCCAAGCAAGCCAAAAAAGACAAGCGCCATTAGCGTCAGTTCAATTGCCTCATCCATTTCTGCTTTGCGCTTGGCCGCTGCTTCACGCTCACGCCGTGCATCATGGGCAGACTCGACATCCATTGCCGCCGCCCTAGACTTGATCTTGTTCCACACATCGATTTTCCCGCTTTGCATAAACACGAGCTGTAGCTCATCCTCAAACCGCTTTGCCTGATCTAGCGCCATCTCAATTTGAATAGCCGTACCCATTGATGACTTGGATTTTTTGGCTTGAACGACAGCTTTGGTTGCCGTGGATTTGGCATCAAAATACTTGCCCAGCACAGGGCCAAGGCTAGACACATCGTCAACAGTCTTGCTGACTTTCTTGATGAGAGCAACCGCTGCCTGTATGCCTGCTAGGGCCGTGAGTGGATCAATAATTTTTCTTCTCCCGCCACTTTAAGCACCAGACTAGCAGCCGGTCAGGTGTCCATGTCCACTTAATGCACTCAAAAACGGGCGATTGCGCCGCTGGCGGTGGTGGCGGCAGCGCTTCCATGACTACATCACAGCATCTTTTGGATGAGTTGAGCAGCAAAGCCTGGCCCAAGCAGCGTGACAGCAATCAGCGCATATAAGATGTATTCAATGCGAGACATCCGTTTGCTGCCCGACTCAAACGATTTTTGGATCGCCTCGTAGCGCAGCGCACAGACTTCCTCATGCGTTGCTAGCTTGGCGTCTGTGGCGTCTATCTGGTTCATGCTGCCGCTGCTTGCAGTGGGGTCAAATCTTCATCAGTCCAGTAGTCCTTCGCCAGCATGATGACGAGGTGGTCTTGGTTGCGCTTGAGCGTGTCTGCCCAGTCCTCGTTGCTCATGTCTTCAGGCTGTCCTGCGTTGATGAGGGCTACGCTGTCGAGGGCGGCAGAGTAGTGGCGTGCGATTTCTTCGGGGGTGATGGTGTTCATGTGGATTCCTTTGTTTAGCAAGCCATCAACACACACGGCACACAGAACGAGCCGTCTGCGTAGGTGCAAGTGACATGGGTTGAAGTTACCTTGGCAACAGTCTTAGATCGCACGATGTCATCACCCTGTGGTTTGGCTGTGCCGTCACCAGCAGACATGAGCAAATCACCACGGGCAACAGTTGTGCCTTGAGCAATACGGATAATCATGTCACCCGTCATCGCCATGTTGATCTCGTCCACGTTGTGGTCTTCATCGTGATCCCAGTTGACGAACACACCCGCAACATTGGCATCGCCTTCAACGTCAGACACTTTGACTTTGTTTAACTGCTCGTTGTCTACAGGGTTGCCATCAGCGTTCGTGTAGACATTCATCGCGTCCAAGTTAGACAGCACAGTGCCTTTAACCAGCGATTCGTCTTTGGCTGTAGTGGTCTGCGCCCAGCGTGACAAGTGACCGCCGTTGTAGGAAACAGTTGTGCCTGATACGGAGATTGTGCCTTCTGTTACATTGTCTTGACGAAACTCAATTAATGTGCCATCAGTTGTAATCCTATTAATATATATTCCCACTCCGTTAAAAGTAAAAATCGAAGCGTCAGTTTGCCTAAGCTCTACGCCGGCATTAGCAATAGAACCACTTGTTTTCCCAATTAAGAAACTACCGCTGCTATCAAAAATACCCCGTGGATTCCCATCCCCATCAGACAGCACGATGTGGTTGCTGGCAGTGCGAATGTCGAGGCCACCTTGGTTGCCGGAGTACGGGCCAAGAATTGTGTTTTTAGAACCAGTGGTAACCAATGCGCCTGATGCGCTTGCTGTTGCTGAAACACCAATAAAAGTATTTGATACGCCTGTAGTCAAACTGTAACCAGCAGAGTGACCTATACAAGTGTTGTATGCGCTACCACTTACAGCAGATGTATATCCTGCTTGTTGTCCAACGAATGTATTTCCAGCACCAGTGACATTTGTATACCCCGCCTGATAACCCACAGCGGTGTTGTTGCCGCCGGTAGTGTTGGCGTTGAGTGAACCTTCTCCAACTGCGGTATTTGACCCGCCTGTGGTGTTTGACGATATGGAGTTAAGACCAACAGCGGTATTTGAGCCGCCCGTGGTGTTTAAGCGAAGCGCTTGTTGACCAATCGCGGTGTTCAATGTGCCAGATGTATTTGTTGTAAGTGCTAGTGCGCCAACGGCAGTGTTGTTGCTTGCAGTGCTAGCAAGTAACGCTTGATAACCCACGGCAGTACTGTTGCTGGTGGTGGTGTTTGCAGCCAAAGCACTTGCGCCTACCGCCGTATTAGTCGCCCCTGTCGTATTCGCCGCCAAAGCACTAGCACCCACCGCAGTGTTGGTAGCCACAGCACCCGCGCCCTTGCCCACTGTAAGACCAGAGATAGTTGCGTCACCAGATATTGTTGGTGTAGTAATCGTAGGGCTAGTAGCCAATACATTGTTACCCGTGCCGGTGTTAGTCACGCTAACCAGACCCTTGGACGCATCAGTCGCCACGGCGCTAGATGCCGTCAAGCTGGAGAAGATCGGCTGTGCGCTATAAGTCGCCACACCACCCACAGCAAGAGTGCTTTGAAGGGTCACAGCACCCGCCACATTAGCTGTAGTACCAACAAACAAAGCCTTAGCTACACCAGCCCCGCCAGCAGTGATGATCGAGCCTGTGGTCGTGCTTGTGGAGTCTGTGACTAGGGTAGAGCTAATTCCCTGTGCAAAGGGAATTCGTGCCGTTGCCGCCGTTTGCCCGTCCTTGGTGATGGCCGTGCTAAGACCCGTTGCCAAGTCAGCAGTCAGCGCATTAAACGCCGTACTGGAAATGACTGTGCCAGTGACTACCGGCTGACCAGCAGTGTTGATGTTAAATGTGCCAGAACCATTGTAGCTCACGATAACCACCTCCGTGAAAAAAGCATAAGCAGGGTATAACTCATTTTGTGTCCTTCATTTATGGCCTGTTAGGAAGCATGTTGTTTAACTCAATTCGGGCTGGCTGGTTTGATTGAGCCGCCAACAAAGCCGCAAGTTTTGCCTGTTGTGCAGTCATGGGCAATTGTTTGGTTATGTCAGTCACAGGCTGTTTTGCTTTGTTCAAAGCGTTTGCCATTTGCCCATACTTGTACGCAGCTTCTCCGACCAGGCGAGGTGAAGACGCAGCAAGATCAATAGCCGCCAAAGCAGGGCCACCCGTTGCATAAGCTAAAAACGCTTCAGGCCCAGCCGTGGCTCTTTGCAGGCCGCGAGGCGTAAATTCATTCATCGCCTGACCAGCAAGTGCTGGCATCATTTCATTGCCGCCCATTGCTTCCAATTGTTTTGCCAGCTCTAACCGCTGCCCGTAATTGGTGTTCACATTGTTTCGCATCAACGACTGCAATTTCCGCATGGCCGTATCCGCAGATGCTTTGTTGCCCAAAGACAAGGCGCGTTCAATCTCTTTGATCTGGTCAGTGGCCTCAGAATAATTCTTCATCACTTTAGAATATTCTGGCGCTTGTGTGCTGATCTGATTTTTTACGGCATCGTAGACTTGTTTACCCGCAGAAAAGGCAGTCTTTTCTTCCATGCCCAGTTTGCCAAAATCTTCCCACAGACTCTGTTTTAAATTGTCCATGCCTTCAGGCGTGTGAAACTCAGCCGGATCAGATTTCTTCCAATCACTGACTTTGGCTTTGATGTCATTCAAAACAGTAGCGGCAGTTTTGTCTTTAATCTTGCCTTTAAAGTACGCCAAACTTTCAGCGTCTTTGATGGCCTTGTCGATGCCAGCAAAATCAAGAACAGATTTGTCGTTCTTAATGTTGACCATGCCGGAACGATAATCCTTTTGCTTGTCCAAGTTCATCTTGGCAAGGTTTGTTTTGGCATCGTCTAACACTTGCGTGATCGGCACTTGACCGCGCATGTTTTCTACAAATGTGGTGTTGCCTTCTCTGCCAGCTTTTACAGCTTGCGTGATCGGCTCTGTACCAACACCAGTTTTAAGACTCAAGCCCTGCTTGGTCAATGCGCTAGCAAGGTCGTAAGCAATGCCTGGCGCTTTAACCATTGCATTGATCGGGTTAGTCACATTGGATGCAGTTGATAGCTTGTCTGCCACACTGGAAATAGCTGAGCCTACTCTGCCAGGCCCAGCGACTGCGCTAGCACCCCGCGCCAAACCAGCACCACCAGCAAGCAATGTAGACAGATCGCCAGCAACCCCAACAGGGTCAGTAGCTATAGTGTTTTTGATGCCCTCAAGAGTGCCGTAGCGCTCTTTGTACACGCCACCCATAGCATTGGCCGTCTTGACTGCCCGTTGCGCTGCCTCTGGATTAGTCTCAAACTGGTTGATAAAGTCTGTGACAGGTTTTGGCAAAACATTTTGCAAGCCGCCAGCCGCAACATCCATCAAGCCAGAAATTGTTTGCACGGGGCTTGTGACCGCCTCATACAGCCCAGAAACCATGCGCCCCGCACTGGCCGGTGTGTTTACAACAGCTTGCCCCAACATCTCGCCGTAGCCCATTGGCTTATTAGGCGCTTGCTGTACAACATCAAAGCCGCCGCCAGATGGCTGGGCAGCAGGGGTAACGGAGACTACATCCCACGGGTTTGTTGCCATCATTTCACCTGTACTGGTTTGCCTTGACGCAGCGTCCACGATTGACCATTTTTAAAAGTTGTTGTTTGGCCTTCTTTTAAAGCGCTGATTGGTGGTGTTTCTGCTGGTTTTGGAGCCAAATTAGGAATTGGTTTGTATCCTTGATCTTCACTGTAAATTGAATTTGTTGCGTTCATGATGTCTTGGATTTCAGCTTTCATGCCTGCAAGTTTTGTTTTAATTGTGTTAGCGTCATCTGTTGGTTGTGGCAAAAATGGCTTTAACCGCCCAAATTCGCTTGCTGTAACCGCTGCACCACTAAGATCATGAACTTTTGTTGCTGCCAATTCCGTCAAAGCTGCTCGCAATGCCGTACCTTCTTTATCAAAACGATTAAGAATAATGCCAGGCGTTATTCCTTTTAAAATTCCAGTGGCATCTGGCGTTTTTACCAGCAAATTATCAATTCTGTCCAACTTGTTTAACACTATTTGGTTTTGCGTCATTGCCGTGTTAACAGTTGGCGGTACATCTTTTAATTTAGCCGCAGGAGGTGTAAATCCTTCCATAACCGCAGGCGCACCACCAGCACGACCAGGCTGGATAAACACAGGCTTACCACTAGCATCAACAGCCGCCACAGGCGATCCGTAGGTAATGTTGGCTGGTGGTCGCGCATCTATTTTTTGTTGCCGCAAAAATTTATCAATGCCTAAAGGTATTCTTCCAGCTTTTGTTTCTTGGGTAACATATTCATCGTAAACACCAAGATCGCCCGTTCTACCGGCCTTAGCAACAGGTGGTGTGCGTAGAACACTAAAATCTGTGCCGCCGCTTGCCATAAATGCTTTGACGCTTTCAGGCGTGTACTGGCTTGGGTTAATGCTTCCAAAATTAGCTTTTGCTGCCGGCTGATAAATTGGCTTTAAAGTTACAGGGTCAAACAAAACATCGTCTTTGCCCAACTTGATCGGCTCTTTAGGCTTCATTTGCGCCAAGAGCTGCGCCATGTACTGCTGCTGCCCCGCAGGGGTCTTCATTGCCCCAAAGCCTTCTGCTGTAAGCCTTCCCGCCGAGGCAGGGATTGCTGGTGCGCCAGGCGTGACCCCAAAGTTACCAGCGCCAGGCTGACCGGCAGGAATGATCCCGCCCTCGTAATCAGTCTCTGGCATCATTTGCATGCGAGGATTTTCAGCAATATCACGCTGATCCACATTTGCCGTAAATGTTGACGGGCCTTCAGGCACTGCCGCTGTTGGGGTCAGTCCTTTTAGCAATGCACCAAAATCAGCAGAAGTGTCAGCCCTAGCTGTATCCGCTAAAGTCTTTTCTCGCTCCTCTGCTTTGCCGCGCATTCTTGTTGCTGAATAGGCTTGCAGCATTTTTGCCAAACCAGCGTAAGGGCTAATTGGTACGCCAGCCATTGTTGGCATTTCTAATGGGCTTAATGCTTGTTGCTGCAAAGCCTCTGCCAAACGCATTTTCCGCGCAATCGCTGCCGACTCCGCTGTGTATGGTGAAAGATTGATATCAGGCATTGATCCTCCCGTAATCGACCATCATGTAGCCGCTTGGATGAATGTGAATTGCCTCTGGCATCACTTGCTCAACTTCTTGCGCCATCACGCCAATGTCGTGTTTGCCCATAATGTCGTATTCGTAAATGCCGATGCCAAGTTTGTGAGTGCCAATGCGCTTGATGTTTGACTTCAACCGGCGATCAGAAAGACCAATGGCAGCAGACCCAAGGGAATACAAACCAGCAGTGTTGGCGTTTTGTGTCGCCACTCGTTGGTTGTATGCGTTTTGATCGTATGCACCTTGTTGCGCTGTTGCGTTAGCAATTGGCGCAGGGGCAACATTTGATCCTTGATACGCTGAAAATTGCGGGTTTTGGATTTGCGATCCAGACATAAGCGCAGTGATCTCATTAAGAGGCATCTGCCGACTTTGAATCGCTTGAGCCAGCGCCTGTTGCTGTGCTGTGTTGGCAAACTGACCGCCTTGCAGCGCTTGGTTGTAGCCCTGTGCATTTGCAGCCGTGTCCAGACCAATGCCTTGCAGCACCGCTTGAGTGCGCTGGTCAGTCTCTTGCTCTCCAAGCGCACGAATGGCGTTGTCGTAAGCCTCAGTGCCTGGCCGCAAGCCTTGGTTCACTAAGTTAGTCTCTGCGCTTGTCCTAGCCCGAGCCAGTGAAGGCTCAAGGCGTGACATAATTGCTTCTTGTCCTGTCATGCCAGCGTTGACCGGCATTCTGGCAATGTTGCTTGTGTCTAGGCTTGTCTGTACCGCTGGGCCACCAAATGCAAAAGGCTTGTCCAACACTTGGGAGGCCATTTGCGTACCTTTTTCGCCAAGGTTTGCAAGTCCGGTCTGTACTCTTTGCTGAGCCTCAAAGGTTTGCTGCGCTTGTGGCGTTAGGGTCTGGCGTACTGTGGGAGTGTCGCCATCATAAGAGACAAGTGAAGTCCCGTAAGGCGTGTACATGTTGGGGTTAGCAAGCCTTGCAGTAGCCCGTGCCGACTCCACATTTGCCGCCCCTTGTGCTATTGCTGCGCCTGTGTAGTCAGGCGCTGGTGGCGCTGCTGGTGCTTTCTTTCCCATATCTACCCCCTAAATATTTGCAATCTTTTTTAGCTAGCGTGAACAAAATCAAGTCCCCATCAGCCATTCCATCTTTGACCCTAGCCTCCTCTGTGAAGCCCATCTTCTCGACCAGAGTTATGCTTTTTGCATTTGTTGCGTCTACAGGGACAATGATTTTTTTGACATTGCAAACATTGAACGGGTAATCAAAAATTGCAGCCAAGTAGCTTGCAGTGATCCGACCCTCAATCGCAATGTGGCAAAAAATTGATTGCCCGTTCCAGTTCTCGTAAATCACGCCAGCAATAATTTCACCATCTTTTGCCAGCCCAATCGCACGGCTGCGTTCTTCAAAATATCCACCATCAAGCTGCTTGGCAGTCCAGTGACCAACCGCATGATCGGATGTTATTTCAAAGGACACCACCGGCCTCAAACACTAGATCGGTTGCGACCCACTGTAATTGTATTCCCTGAGTGGCAGTTTTCAACAGTGGCGCAAAGGTATAGCCGATTTCTGTTGCCCCTTCCCAGCTTGCCGTAGGTGTTAAGCCACCGCCCCAAAGTGCTGAGTCCCATAAACCCGAGTCCCACAAACCTACAATGTTGCCAAAAAAACTTAACTCTGCGCTTTGGTCAGCTAAGTTGTAATCCACATTGACATTGCCAAAAACTGATGGATTACCATCCGAAAACAAGTGATAGCGGATCATCTTGCACTGCTTTTGTGTCGCCGTGCCGTAATTCTGGAAACTTTGCAGGGCAAAACCTTCTATGTTTGAAGTGTCATCCACACTGCCGTTCCAAGCTGACGCAACAAATCCATCGCCGCCAAAATACGGATTGTCTTGATACAACTCCCAACAATTAGCATCCCAGCCTGTAAAGTTGCACCAGCTTTTCGTAATGTTGTTCATCACATACTGCTGTTGCTGCCCCACGGCAATCGGCACATTCATAATTAGCTGGTTTTCTTTGGGGTAGTACAGCAGTTGCCACCCAAAGTTAGCCCCATAAGTGGAGACTGCCAAACTCATGGCGTATTGGATTTTGTTGGTGATCGACACCCTTGGATCAAGCCTAGAAGATTGCAAAGACCCCGACATTGGGACTACGCCATCTTGCGTGATGATGAGCAAGTCACCGCCAAACTTGGTATAGCAGCGCCTGCCAATTGGTGCGCCGACCTTGTAAAGCCCGATCTGCGAAATACCTGATGGCGTTGTTGGATCAGTCAAGCGCCAAACAAGCACCTCGCCATTGCTGGTGATAAACGCTAAGTAGTCATCCACACCATAGCCAGCGTCCAGCGTCCATGTCATGCCAGCCATGATGTAGCCACCCATCTGGAAGATGCTGGTCATGTCTAGCGCCACAGCCGCCCCACCAATGGCGTTCACAGGCAAATACCAAACTTTTAAGGTGTTGGTCGTTGTCAGCCAAATGCGGTTTTTAAACAGCGTGATGTTGGCAACAGTCGATGTGTCTACATTGGTGATGTCGTAAGGTGACCCATCCCCATCAGTGTGCCAGTTTGTGCCGTCATAGGTTCTGAGCTTGTCTGCGCCGTTAACGCACATCAAATAGGATGCCGCTGGGGTTGTGATGTTTGTGTACTGGAATTTGGAGTTTGACAGGCCAGTAACATCAGGCGAGCCAACCGCACCGCCAGAAGTGATGTTGTAGATTGACCCACTGGCAATGGCAAATAGCTTGTTGGCCGTGCCAGAGCTGTACGACATCAGCGTTTCAACTTGACCCGATATGCCAGTAGCAAACCTTGTGTAGCCGTTCCGCAAAATAACCGAGTTTGTGCCAGGCCAGAAGTTTGTCAGCGTCACCGCATCCAGAGGCTCCATCGCCCCTAAAGCATCTCTGGCGTTCCAGCCGCCAATAGGTGCAGCTACCGAGACTGTTTGACTGCGCTGCGTAGAAGGCGCTTTAGCAAATGAGGCAAGCATTATGCGGTAGGCCAGTTGCCATCTTGAATGCTCCAAGGCCCGACCAGTGCGTTCATGCCTGCTGGCGCTAGCGACTGTGCAGCCACCGGCACATCTTGCGCCTTGGTGTAGCTCAGTGTCCTCATAAACTCGCCCAACTCAATCGCATAGTCAAGTTTTTTGGCCTTGAGAAAATAGTATTTCAGACCGGCCAGCATCAAGTCATCAGCAAAGACGCAAGTGTCTGAATCGGCTGTGTAGGCTGATTTTGTGCCTTCAGTGCCGCCAGCAGCGACAACCCAATAGCTGCCAACATACTCAAAAGCAAGGTTGTAAACGCTGGTCAGGGCTTGGAATATACGCAACTTGTCGTTGTAGATTCGGTAACGCTCCCGTGGGCCTACCGAGATGATGCCGCCTTGCAGCCATTGCCACTCTTGGCTAGTCTTTGTGCCAAGGTTGCGCCAATGGTTTGTTCTGTCCCAATTCGTGTCGGAGATCATCCGGTCAAAGCCGCCTGGCATTGGGTAGTCTTGCTTTGCAAATGTCAATGAGACAGCCGCCGTAGAAGTGCTAACCGGCGTGTTCAGGGTTAGCTGAGATGCAGAGTCAATTGTCAAAATCTCAGAGTAAGCCGCTATGCCCGTGCCAGTGACCACATTGCTGACTTGCAAGCCCGATGTGGTGATGTTGGTGATAACGCTTGAATTGGCCGTTATATCGCCCGTAACAGTGGTTGCCGCCGTAGTCTGGAAAATGTACGCCTTGACTAAACGCTGCCACTCATAATCACGCACCAAGTCTTTGCCAAGGCGCTGGGCCAAGGCAAGGAGCTGGACAGTCTGATTGTTAGTGCTACCGATTACCGCCGTTGGTTGAGAAAGTCCCAACTCACCGGAGACTTGATCGACTAATTGCAGCAGCGTGTAGGCCATTTACTCCACCAGTTCTTTTTTGGGACGTCCAGCTTTTTTGGCCGTCAACTCTGCAATCATCGCACGGAGTTCAGCCATTTCAGCATCCTGAGCCTTCAATTTTTCATCAGTCTCAGCACGGATTTTGTCAAACATTTGCGAGTCTTGAGCTGCCGCAATAAACGCCCGTGCTTTGTCGCGCAGATCGTTAAAGCCCATGATTTTGTTGCCAACGATGTCCGAAAGCTGGGCAAACTGGTCAATGGTAAAGATGTTAAGCGCTTTAAATTCAGCTTTTTGAGTCTCAGAAACAGCGCTCCACACTTCGATTGGAGTGCCTGGCACTGTTTCCTCTTTCTTTTGCTCAAATCTTGCCCACTCTACGGGAAAGTCTTCAATGTCTTGCTCACGCATTGGCCGGTCAATGGTCAGGGTGTTGTCGCCTGGCACTAGCTTTTTCAAGAAAATACGCTCTTGAAAGATCGGGCGCTTTTCTTCAGCCGTTCTAAAGTTGTTTTGCACCTGAACCGCATGGAAAAACACCGCCATCTTGCCGCGATTGCTCTCCATAAATGATTCGTCTGTCCATCCAGCCACTTCGTTTTTCATGCCATTTCCTTTAGTTGTAGCGCGGTTTCTTGCATTAAACCATCGCCAAAAAATGCAAGCTCTGCATCCTGAGTCTTGATGAATTGCTCCATCTCGATTGCCGCTTCAAGCATTTGCCGTGTGGTCTGGAACACCCTGTCCCCAGCCTTGACAAATATTTTATCTTGATTTTTCCCCAAATGTGGCCCTGCATGCCGGTCTGTTAAGTAGCTGCAATCCATGCCGTGAAACTTAAACCGCCGATACCCAAGCGCCGCCATCACTTCCATTGCCCTCATGCCTACAGTCGAGCCACCGGAAATCATGCTGTTTAAGCCTTCTGGATGGTTTGCCGCTACCCATGCAACAGTGTCTAGGTCGTTGCCGTTAATCAAGTGCCACAGACGCACGTTATAGCCCTTCAGGGCTTCCCACCAGCTTGGATGACACACAGTAGCCATCAGGTACGTTGTGGCCTTCTGTGGCCTTTTAAGCATTCTGGCCTTGTGCTCTCTGGGATCGCAGTCAACATGAAAATCTGGCACGATGCCGCGCTCGACAAGGTAGTCATGCGCTCCTGACACTGTAACAATTGGTCGCCTGATCTGCTGCCATGTGTCAGCTAGGCTTGGCCCGTAGCAAACAATTGATGCCCATTTATCGTTAAATTTGGTCTTTTTCTTAAGCATTTGCCCATGCGCCTGCGACATTTGGGCATGACGCTCTGCGTTGCTCAAGACTCCTTGTAGCATTCGACCCTCATGTCTCTGAATGGAAAATGGTAGCGAGGCTCAAAAAATTCTATGCGCTGCATGCCCACCGACTCCAGCATCTGGCTCAGTGGAACTTGAAACCAGCCCCAATGGTGGCACATTGCCTCGTTCTTATATTTCGGGTCGCCGTACAGCGCATTTAGGGTCATAAAGGGCTGCAAAGGCTCTTTGTTCACCACACAGTTGTGGACGTAGGCAAACACCTTGTCCATGCAGGGCAGCTCTAGAATCATTTTGCCGCCAGGCTTTAGCACCCGTTTCCACTCAGTCAGCAGATCAGCGACTTCCCACTCGTAAAAATGCTCTAGAACATGAATCGCAGCCACGGCATCAGCCGAATCAGACGCAATTTCCAGCTTTCGCAGATCGCATTTAATGTCTGAGACATCCGAATAGAGATCGACATTTATCCATCCGTCCCATTTCTTTGTTCCACATCCAAGGTTGTAGGCCGTCTCGTAGCTATCTTCCACTTGGCGCTTAGTGTTTGCGGCGAGAATTTTTCCGTCACGAAAGACTGCGCCTTCGATATGAGCCGGTTTGCTTTGTTCTTTAAAGTCCATTCAATGCCGTCCTTGATGTTGCCAATGTAGATCGGGAAACCCTCTAGCGCAGGGTGAGGCTCTGCCACCACAAAGCAACCCTGTCGGATCGCCTCAATTGCTCTGTTGGCGCTCTTGTAAGTCTCTGTAGCGGGTAGCACCACAATGTCAGCTTGTGCAAACTCTTTGAGCATGGTCTTCTTTGACCACGGAATTGACCCTGCAAAGTTGGACACCACCCGTAGGTGATAACCCGCTATCTCCGGCAAGATGCGCTCTAGGCTTGCTCTGTTTACTTGATGACCATACCACAACAGGTTAACACCCTTGCAGTGAGGCTTCTTCAACGGGTATTCAAACGGGTCGGGAATGACCACGGCATCACGCCCCAAGACCTTGATGCGCCTTGCCATTTCCTCAGTGGGGCAAGTGACCACATCAGCTAGGCGCAGCGCCTCTTGGTAGTGCATCCAATCAAAGTGGTCATCACAGAAGTCCACCACAATCCATGCGCCCCGTGCCTTGGCCCGTGCCATGTCCATCAGCTCTTGCGCTTGGGGCTTGGCAAACACCAGCGTGTCAGCCGTCAAGTCGTTTAGGCTTGCCCAATCCCCTGCCGGTATCTTTGCCCGATAGCGCCAGCTTGCCGATTTGTTGTCGCCCCAATGGATAAACGATGTGCGTGTGTTTAGCTCTTTGCGCTTGTCAATCAATCCCGCTAGCTCAAAGACATTCTGGCTGCGTTTCTTAATGATGGCCTGAATCAGCCCATGCCCATGCCCCGTAAAGGTGGCATCTGGCAGATAGTCGTAGTAGGTCTGAAAGTGTTCAGCTTGCAGCGCCATTGCTGCGTTGCAGTAAAACGGCTCACCCTGTGGCTCAATCCTGACTTCAATCAGCTTGTCGCCGTCTTTAAGGCCATCGCCGTTGACCCGTAGCTCTGCGCCGTCATTGCACGAATCAAAGCCAAACAGCTCAAAGTTGCGCCAGCCAAGCACATAAAACAGGGACATTGCCCTTAAACCGGAGGTTGTGCCGCCGCCAATGAGCATGCAGTTTTGTGGCCGGTCTTGGCCTTTTTTGATGTACGGATGCCAAAGCGTGACATTGTGGCCGACCAGGTTGTCAAACAGCGCTTGGTGGCACTGGCTGGCAATCATGTAGTGGACAGCCTTGTTTGGCTTGTAAAACGCTATCCGGTGTTCTTGCGGGTCGATGGCTAAAGCGTAATCAGGAATCACGCCGTTATCGATTAGCCAATCGTGCGCCCCTTTGATTGCCACAATGGGCAACCCGTCTGCCTTCATCTTTTTAATAAGCTCTAACTGCCCCCTGACACTTGGCGCACTTGCCACCAAAACGATCTTGCCCTCTTTAGGGTCTAGCGCTTGTGTAACTTGTGGATAGCCCCGTGCAATCGCGGCATCCATGTGTCCAAAAAGTGTATCGTCATCTGAGACACACTGACCAGTGATTTTTAGGGGTAAAAAACTCATTAAAAAGACCCCTCCTTTTTTAAGGGAGAGGCCAATTTTTTACACAGGGTTAGATGGCATCAGGCCAGCGTTGTTCACCATGCAATATGGTGCGCTTGCGCTGGTGGCCGATGTGTTAGCCACAATACCTTGGATAAAGCCAGCCGACACAGTTGTATCGTCCAGTGAACCCGCTGTTGCAGTTGTATACAACGGCACTTTAGGATTGCAACCGACCAACAGGTTAACTTGCAACAGACCATTCAGACCGACCCAGCCGTAGTAGCTAGATGCGATTGCGGTTTGTGCAAAGCCGACCATGTTGTAACCCAGCGCAGCAGCGTTGGCAGTCGTTACAGGAACAGCTCGCATAACTGGTGTTTGGCTTGCTGAATCTGCGTATGTTGACATGATGACAGCATCGTAAGCAGCAATAGTGCTTTCGGCGCGGACAAAGATGTAAACGCCGTTGTTGCTCGTGTTAACCCGTGAACCTGGCGTGACAGGAAAAAGGGAAGTAGAGCCAGCAGAGGTAGACGCATAAGTAGCCGTCAGATCAATGCCGATTTTGCCGTCTGTGACGTAATCGTTAGCCATGATATTTGCTCCTTATTCAGTCATGATGCCCTGGAACTGGAGTCCAGAAGCAGTCATATTGCCAGCCCAACCGATCAAGCGCACGATTGCGTCCTGATTGGTGCTCATGCGCTCGTCACCGATTGGGACGAAATTGCGGTTTGCGTGAGGCCGGAAGAAAATGTACTTGGTGTTCAGGAAGTAGCCTGTGCCGGTAGGAATATTTCCACCGATACCGCCGTCCAGAACAACGTCTGCATTCATGTACTTGGATGCAACAAAGCCGAGTTCGGCCATCTTGCTAGAGCCAGGGAAACGCTGAATGTTTTGCAGTGAGGACATGAAGAAGCCCCACAGGTTGTTATCCAACAGGATCAAGTCAACAACGTCAGAACCGCGACTTGTCTTCGCATACAGGCGGTTAAAACCCGACTGAATGTTTGAGCTAGATGCAGAAGCACCAAGATCAGTAGTAAAGTCGAAAGTCTGGTTGCGCCAGAAAGACCATGTAGCGCGATCAATACCGCCGACCACACCAGTAGACGGAGATGCAACCACCATAGCTTGCAGACCAGTGATCTGCTTGCCGTTGTTGGCCGTACCATCCGAGTAAATACCAGTGGAGATCAAGTTCTCGATAGATGCTTCGGCAACGTCCAAACGGGCATCAAACAAGTCGATGATCTGTTCTTCGCCGCTGTTTTGGAGCATTTCCAAACCATTGATCGTAACTGCCACTGCTGCCTGCTTGATCGGGAACTGAGCAGCACTAATCACATCCGCTGGGGAGATGTTCAGTGTTTCAGCGCCAGAATAATACATGGCTGTGCTGTTGGCTTGGAATGACAATTCTTGCAGAATGGTCGAACCACCAGAGAAAGGCTTCATTTTGCCCTTCTCGCGCAGACGGGTCAGCAAGGCATTGTTCTTTGTCACGTTATCCGCAACAATGCCGGAACGACTTTCAATGGTCGTTGCCAATACGTCTGAGTAATTTGCGTTGGCGTATGCCATAAATTTACTCCTAATTACCCGATTTGCCGTAGCGCATTGGCTATAACGGCTCGCCGGTCTGTCTGATTAATAGCGCCACTGATGCTAGAGCCTGGTGCTCCTCGTACCTGTACCGCCGCTGTTTTTGCTCTTTGCACTTGGTTAGCTGCCTGCGTGTTTTGTTGCTGTTGAGCATAAAACTGCTGCGCGATAGCTGGGTCAAGCCGCACTGCCGTGTCATAAGCCAGTTGCAATTTCTCGCGTTCTGACATCTGACTTGTGTCACCTAACACCTGTGGAGCTTGGAGAAGCTGCAACATGCGATCAGAGACTGCCTCAAAGTGCATATTCGCAGGGTCGCCTGCAAACTGCTGGATAACCGAGAGTGCTCGATTTTCATTCTGTTTCTGCGCTTCATACTGGCTCTGCGTGATGTGCTGCGTGAGCTGCTGTACTTGCTGCGCTAGTTGATTGTAATGAGTATTTTCTGGCTGTGGAGTCTCGCCATTGAAATATGAGGCCACCTGATCCAGTGGGATCTGAAATTGCTGGATCATTTGGGCAACAGCTTGTGACTTCTGCTGTGGCGTTCCCGTCCGAAGCAGCGCTGCCGTCTGCAACAGTGGGCCAATTGCTGCCGCTGGGGTGGTGTTCTCGTTTCGCAGAATCCACTCGTAGGGTGCAAATTGCTCTGTGATCTGCCTTGCCTCTGCATCGCGGGATTTGTAGCTGGCAATGCCCTTTTCGTAGTCAGCATCACGCTGGGCAATGGCTTGCTGTAGCTCGCTTGGGGCTTTCTCCCAATGCTCTTTTAGCTCGCGCCGCAACGACTTTGGCATTTCTGCCATTTTTGGGGCTTCGGTCTTCTCAGTTGGGAATTTAGGCTCTGTAACCGGTGCTTTTGCCTCTTTGGGCGCTCTTGCCAAACGGGGCGGTTTGTCCTCCGTCTGCTTCATTGCCTCGCGGATCGTATCGGCACGGCTGGGTTCAGCCTTGACTTCTACCGCTGGCGCTTCTGGTGCTGGTGCTTCTGGTGTGTCGGGTGCGACAACTTCATTTTCCATCACTTCATCCTTTTCATTTGTTCCAAAGTCATCTTAATCATCTCTTTGCGCTCTGGCATTGGCCTGTTATGCAGGCGGTTTGCCATCTCCACATTCAGCCCACTCATCCGCATTGGGGCAATCGGTGAGCCTGGCCGGTCAAACTCTTGCACTGTGGCGACCTGACCCTTCAGCCGTTCCCGCTGAACTTCCTTTTTCCTGTTCCACTCTTGTTGAGCATACTTTACATCAGAATGGCCCATTTCGATGCTGTCTGTGGCTTTTAAATGTTCCCGCCACTGCTTGCGCCCTGAGATCATCACGCCATCTGGCGACCTAAAAGGCTCAATGTCGCCCATTACAGTGGTAATTGTCTCGCCTCTGTATGCGCCTGCCGTTGCCTCGTAAGGTTCGCTGCCGTCAACGGGGTAGACCCATGTGCGTTTCATAACATCTCCAAAATCATTGCAATATCGTCATCGTCTTGCTTGCGCCTGACCCTAGCTTCTAGGTCTTTGACCCGTTGCATCAGCGCATCATAGTTAACTTGTTTACTTAGCGCAACATCTATTGCTTGATCGGGTGAAGATGTGATTTCTTCCCGCACTTCTGGCGGCAGGCCAAATAGGGCTTCTTTGAGCTTTTGCTTGCGCTGCGCCTCTAGCTTGCGATCTTTTGCCCACTGTGCATCACGCTTCTTTTCGTCAAAGCCAAAGTGACCACCTAATAAAACTTCAGTCGGTGCTGGCGCTACACCTACGCCAATGGTGGCAAATGGCAGCTCTGCAAATGCCGCATAGCCAAACATTAATCACCCCACTTGGCGGCTAATCCATCTGCATAGGTTTTGTTAACTATGTCTGTGCCGCCGCTTGGCGCAGTGGAAATCGTGCCAGTTGTGGTGGTCAGTGATGTCGCAGTCACAGCTCTAGGCGTTATGCCGCCAATGACCAAGTTGTCCAAAGTACCAGCGTTGATTGGCGCTATTTCAACCGACCCCGAGCCGCTAGGCTTCATGTGGACATGACCCGTACCAGTAGGGCTGATGTCTATTTGAGCATTTGCGCCGTTAAGGTTAGTCGATACATTCAGGGAGATGTTGTCACCACCCCCTGCGCCCATGCTCATTTGGGTCGTGCCAGCAGAGTTTTTTAAGGCCAAACCGCCTGAATTGGTGGCCTGTACTGTTGGAGATGTGACCTTTGTAAAAGTGACATCCGTGCCACTGGTGACTGCCACACTTGATGGCAGCGTGACAAACACATCCTTTGTACCAGCCGCAAGGTCAAGTTTTGCGCCTGTGGATGAGGAAATAACAGTGGTTCGCGCTAGCGTCCCGCCGTAATAAGTCCCGATCCCGACTTCCCACTGTGCGCCGCCTGCAATCGTGTAATAAGTGGTGTTGTTGTTGCCAATCACCGCAAACGACTGAAACCCCTCAACCGAGCCATCTAGGGAAATTGTCCCCGTGCCGGTTGAGGTGGTTGTTTGCCTTACCCGATCAGCAAGGGCTAAGCTCATGCTGTCTCTACCCCGATCACCATGCCGTCAGCGCCCCGCACCACTTTTTTCGGTGCGTTAAGCCTTTGCATGGCATTGCCAATGTTTTGCATTGACTCGCCGTGGAGATTCGCCATCTGGTCGTGCATTATGGCAATCTTGTCCATTGCCTGCACAATCGTGCCGCCCAACTCGTTGGTTATTTGAGCAGCCGCCGCTTCAACGACAGGTAAATCGACACCAGGATTGCTGCCAATCCTTGCAACCATAATTTTGGTCGCTGCGTCCAGCTCTGCTTTCCATCGTTCATATTCTTCCTTACCGGCCATCTCTCTGGCCTTAATTTGCATTTCGTTTTGCTGCTTAACAGTCTCAAATTCAGCCTTCATCTGCGCTATTTGCATGTCTGCTTGAGTCTTAGCCTGCTGCATCTGCATGTCAAACTCAGCACGGGCTTGCGCCATTTGCATCTCTGCTTGCAGCTTCATCTGGTCTGACTGCACTTGCGCTTGCGTCTTCATTTGCTCAGACTGCGCCAGGGCTTGCATCTTGATTTGCT